AGGTGTAAAAGATTTAGTTAAGCCAACTCATGCTTCAAAACTCCCTTTCCCAACAGACGTTATTGAAAGATTTTTCAAAGACTAATGAATACTTGCCCACTTTGCAATAGTTCCAGAGTAATAAAGGCTGCTACCAGCAGTCTTGAAGTTTACTGTGGTAGTTGTAGAAATATTTTGGTTAGTGAAAGACTAGGGTTTAAATTTGCAGGACCAGAACCAGAAGCTTGTAGCCGTGACGGTTTACCAGGTTGGAAGGGTCCAGGAGCAAGTGCAAAGTGTTACACTTATGACCCAGGTGATGAAGAAGCAGAAAAGAGAGCTAAGGCAAAGGCCAGTCAATCTGCTTACATGGAAGAAAGAAGAATGCAAAGTTCAAAGATTGTTGAATCAATTGCATTTTTCACAGAAGCACCAAGCAAGATTGTTGAAGGAATAGATTATACCGAAGAAGATGAACCTAAAGTTGCTTCTGATGTATTACAAAGAATTATTCCTAGCACCGTGCAAACTGATGACGGAGTCGAAGTAGGTAGTAACATGGACGTTGGTTCAGGGATTACACCTATAGCAACTAAATTTTTTCATCCAACAATGATGAATGAAGAAGATCTGTTTTCTTCTTTAGGCAGGTCATATTGTACAAGTTGTGGGGGAGACCATGAATTTGGCTCTCCTTGTAATTAATCTCGGTAAAGGGACATAGGAAATAAAATGGATTATAACGAACTTATTAGAACAGCAAGTATTACTACTGCTGACACTCAGTGGTTTAATGGTACTAATGACAGTATCTTCAACCGACTGGACAGACTGCAGGGTATCTTGGATGACATGCGAGTAGCCGCAAGTAGCCCAAGGATTCCAGAGATTGACCTTGAAAAGCTTGCTGGTTATATCACTGAGCTTGATGAAGAGAAGAGTCAACTTGAGAAGTTAGCAAGTGAATGGGTTGACTATGACCATGAAGACTACCTTCAAAGCCTCCCCGGTGGTACCGTTGCAAGTACCTACCGTGTCAACCCTGCTGGTACACTTTCATTAGGTGAAGATGACGGTAGTTTACTGTACCGTACGGCATCTGAGGTTGAGAATGAGTTTAAGGATGCTGACTGGATTAACTTTGTAACCGCCGGTGCTGAAGTTTGGCTTGAAGACCAACACCACGCATTGTTGCACGACCAAAGTAGTACCCGTGAGGCCGCTGTTTTTTATGTTGAGAGAAAGACACTTCCTATTCTTGACATGGAAAAGAGAGCTGCTATCATTGACAACTTTATTTCCAATGTTGAAATTTGCCGTCGTGCAAAGAAGGAAAACATTGACACAAAGAAGGCAACTAATGAAAAGAAGTTACGTGTTGCTAGCAAGTTAGTCGAGCACTCAATTGATGACTCATTTGGTGATACCGTTAACTGGTTCTAATATGTCTGACTGGAATGGTTTTAGAGTAATATCTGCACAAGCTCCTCAAGAAGAGAAGCAAGAAGGTAAAGGGTTAATAGACACCCTTAAAGATCTCCTTGCCAGTGCTTACGTCTTATACCACACCGCCCACGGATTCCACTGGAATATGAAGGGCCCAGACTTTTATGAATACCACAAACTTTTTCTAGAAATCTATGAAGATATCTATGAAAGTGTTGACCCTATTGCAGAAAACATTGTAAAGTTAGGCGGAGACGCTCCTTTTGCAATGGGTCAGTTAGTTACATCTAGTAAGGTTAAAGAAACAAATGAAGCTCCTAAAGAACTTAAAGAGTTGGTGCAAAAGTTTCAAGAAATGAATGGTGAGTTCATACCTCAACTGAAATCATCCTTTATAATTGCAAACGATAGCAATGAGCAAGGAATTGCTAATTTTATTGCTGAACGTATTGACCAGCACCAAAAATGGGATTGGTTCCTAAAGGCTTCACTTGGAGAAAAGTAATGGACACAACTGCAGAGAATATTCGGCGGGTTGTTGCAATCCTTACCGCAATTCTCAGTGAGCAAGAAGATACTGCATATTCAATGGTACTGGAGAGTAACCCAATAGAACTTTTTAGTGCATTGACTGGTGTATTACTTTCTGCATTACATACTCTAGCAAAAATTAACAAGACAGAAGTTGGTGACTACCTACAACACTTAGGTATGTCAACTTTTGATAACGAATAAATATGATGCAAGGATTACCAGAAGGCGTTTCTTTCAACCGTTATAGTGATGGTGACCTTGAAGTTGAACTACCATTTGAAACACTCGAAGTGTGGAGTTGCAAGGACTGCCACCTATCTTTTGAAACACTACTTGTAGGTAATGAAGGTAGATACCAGGGTAAGGTAATAAACCCAAGTAATGACTTCATTTTTTGGCATAGTTCACTTCCTAAGGTTAGAGAAAAGGCAGTAAAGTTTCTCAAGGAAGTTCTTGACAAGAAGATTGAAAGACACGTAAAAGGACATTAATATGATTAAATATTCACAGACTCCAGATAGTATAAAGTTTGCAGTCACAGACAGTTATGCAGAAGAGAAGATTCAAGAACGAAATAAGAATGAAGATATAGCAAATCCTCTTGAGGGGAATGGCTCAATCAACAGCGGTGACACCATGGTCGACAGTGACGATGGAGCTGACAACAATTAGGAGCAAAGTGCCAGACGAAGTACTAGACTTGCCCGTAACACACATAATGATTCCGGATACCCAGGCAAAGATGGGTATGCCAACAGACCACCTGAATTGGATTGGTCAATTTATTGTTGATGAGTACCACAACAAGAACATAAAGATTATTCACATTGGAGACCATGCTGACATGCCTTCTCTGTCAATGTATGACAAGGGCACTAAGAAGATGGAGGGCCGTCGCTACCAAGACGACATTGATGCTGCCAATGAAGCATGGAGAATCTTAAACCAACCACTTTATGACTACAATTCTAACCGTAGAAAGAATAAGTCAAAGGTTTGGGACCCAGAACGTTGGATTACTTTAGGTAACCACGAAGATAGAATCAACAGAGCAATAAACTTTAATCCTCAACTTGAAGGTATGTTAAGTTTAGAGAAGTTAGATTATGAAAGAAGTGGCTGGAAGGTTAGTGACTACCTGCAAGTATTAAAACTTGATGGTGTTCGTTATAGTCACTACTTCTACAACCCAATGACCGGTAAGCCATTTGGTGGTCAAAATATTGAACTTAGACTAAAGACAATTGGTCATAGTTTTAGTCAAGGCCACCAGCAAACTTTGATGTATGGACTCCGTTTTACAAGTGATGGTGCTAGTCAACATGGACTTGTTGCTGGTGCATGTTATTTGCATGATGAAGAATACAAGGGTCCACAGGGTAATGCACACTGGCGTGGCATTGTAATTAAGCACCAAGTTAAAGATGGTTCCTACGACCCAATGTTTGTAAGCCTTGACTACCTTTGCCGTAGATATGAAGGTTCTAGTTTAGAGCATTTTATGGAACTTAAGTATCCAAACCTGTAAAACTAACTAGTACTCATATTAGTAGTGAACTTGGAGATACATGAGTACTAGAAGAACTTTTAAGTGCAAATTTAGTGATAGAGTTACTAGTGATAATCGTGACGGGGTAATTCAAAGCCTTATAAACCAATTTAATGGTTTAGACGCAGACCCTGAAGTAACTCTTGATGGTGACACTTTTTCAATAACACTGACCATTGGTGATAACTTACCACCAACCTTAGTAAGAGACAAACTTGCTTTAAATTACTTTATTGACCGAGTAACTACCGGTGACAGTATTAGAAAAATTAAGATTATGAGAATGCCACAGGCAACTCAAGAAGTAAAAGGTGACGGTAAGGGTCAACTTGATGGTATTGCTCGTGATACCGGTGTTAATGAAATACTTACTGAAGATACTGCAGATGGTGAACAAGTAGTACCAAGAGCAAAGTATACTATTGGACCTAACCCACCAGGTATCCCTGAAAGGCGTAGAGATACTGTAGGTGTTATGGGACTTGGTATGAGTCGTAGTAATAAAGTTACTAGTTCTTGGATTAGACAAGCAGATCCAGGTTCACTCCGTAATCAAGGCCAAGCTTTTACTAATGAACCAGATGATGTTATAGGTCCTGAAGACTTAACTTTTGATGCAACAACACTTGCTAGTGTTCATTTTTCAGCAGATTCAGATAGTAGTCAATTTGGTCAACCCTTTGACAAAAAAACTGTTATGGACAGTGTCAATAATGCACCTTTACCAAGTAGTCACCCTAGGGTAAATGTTTTTCAAAATGGTACTTCTCCTGCAAGAGCAGACGGAGGCCCAATTCCTTTTAATAGTTGGTTTTCAGAAACTGAAGCAACAATGCCTAAGGGTAAAGATACTAAAGCCCCTCTTGACTTTACAGCAAGTCTTAAGGGTACAGACAGCGAAAATATAGATAGTGCAATTGAATTGCCTGAAGCAACTCAAGGTGGAACAGTTCTTGGACTTGAAGGTTGGTATACAGCAGCAAGTTTGCATTTTAGTTATGATGATACTGACCCAGATGACCAAGAAGAAGATGATGAGGATGAAGAGTGAATTACAAGATTTATGAAGCTGGAAAAGGACCCCAAAAGTTTATCCCTGGTGACTTTATATTAGTTTCAACAAGTGGTATACTTGCAAAGTGTATTAGGACAGGTCAATTCCTTAGATACCATGGTAAGTTAAGAGACTATTCTCACTGGAACCATGCAGCTATTATTGTTGATACTGAAGGTACGGTTGTTGAGGCAGCCGGTCGTGGTGTTCGCTACTCTAACATTAGTGAATACAAAGAAACTGAGTATTACTTAGTAAGCACCAAGTTAAATAAACAAAGTCGTGACCAAGCAGTGGCAGCAGCCAAAAGTTTTGTAAAAGACAAGTACGGTTGGTTTACTATAATTAGTATTATGTTGCAACTTATTACTGGAATTGAGTTTCAATTCTCATTTGGTAATAGTGTCATCTGTTCCGGTGTAGTTGCCCAAAGTTTGTGGGCTGGTGGTATCA